CAATACGCTGTGACCTCATGGGGTTAGGTGGCTGAGGCCCTGGGCCCGCGGTACCTGCTGGTTTCCCTGTGGCTGCAGCAAGTCGATGGGACTGAGCGACGAGAAATGTCGAGACCCCACCAATACCCCGCCCCAAGGATTTTTCTGGGAATTCCTGCAGCAGGCCATCGTTGAGTTTCCGGTGCTTATTTCCGGTCCTGTGAATTTTTGGGCTTGCTCGCTGCCGTTTTTTGGTGATATGTGACATTGCTCTCGTAAGTATCAATGGAATTGATGGATTGTCTCGGGAAATTGACGAGAAGAATGAGTCAAAGAACCCGCCGTTCATCAAGGCGCAGATGGCGGGGCGGCGGATCGGGTATTTGCGGGTGACGCATTTCAATCGGACGGATCATGCGGGTTTGGTTTTGTGGCTGTGTCGGTGTGATTGTGGTGCGCATGTTTGGAAGTCGGGTGACAATCTGCGGCGTGGCAATGTGAAGTCGTGCGGCTACGGGCATCGGTACAACTGGCGGCGACATCGCAGGCCATGAAGAAAAAGGTTAATCCGCATCATCGCGACCCGCGGCTGCCCGACGTCAGCCTGGCGAGCAATCAGAAATGGCTGCCGCTGTTCCTCGAGTTCACCACCTACATGAGCATCAGCTCGAAGGAGCTGGTGGGGCACGAGCGACAACCGCTGTCGCAGATCCTGTATCGGTCGCAGAAGGTTTTTCTCGAGGAAATCTGCGAGGGGCTCGACCGCGGCATTCATGATTTCAAGTGTTTGAAGGCGCGTCAGCTCGGCATGTCGACGGTGAGCCTGGCGATCGATGTGTTCTGGTTGACCGTGCACGAGAAGCTGCAAGGGGCTCTGGTGACGGACACCGAGCCGAACCGGGAGAAGTTCCGTGTCCTCATCGAGCAATACATCGAGTCGCTCCCACATGGTCTACGCGTGGGAATCCGCCGTCATAACCGAAACATGCTTGAGCTCAATAATGGGAGTTGCCTCGACTACCTCGTGGCGGGTACGAAGCGTGGCAACACCACGCTCGGTCAGTCCCGAGCAATCAACTTTCTACATGCCACCGAGATCGGATCGTGGGCCTCGCACGAGGGAATAGCGTCGCTCACCGCGTCGTTAGCACAGAAGCATCCTGACCGGCTCTACATCTGGGAGTCGACCGCGCACGGCTACAACGACTGGCACGACATGTACCAGGAAGCACGCGAGGACGCGCTCACGCAGAAGGCCTTCTTCATCGGGTGGCATCAGAAGGAGGATTATTCGTTTCAGCTCGGCACGCCGGAGTACGACAAGTACTGGGACGGCCAGATGGACGACGAGGAAATCCGCCTGTGCACCGAGGTGAAGAACCGCTACGGGGTGGAGATCACGACGGGACAGATCGCTTGGCATCGCTGGTATCGGACCGCTAAGCTGCCCAATGCCGACCTCATGAACCAGAACTATCCGTGGACCGAGGACCAGGCGTTCATCCTATCGGGCACGAGCTTCTTTCCTCTGCGGCGGCTGGCCGACAACATCAAATACGTGAAGGAGGCGAAGACTGCGTTCAAGGGTTATCGCTACCACATGGGCGAGAATTTCCTGGCGACCGAGATCGAGCAGGTGACGCGCTCGAACGAGGCCGAGCTTCGCATCTGGGAAGAACCCAGCGTGCACGGCGTCTACGCCATGGGAGTCGACCCGGCCTATGGGCGGGGCGAGGACGAGAAGGACAATCACGCGATCGAGGTGATCCGGTGTTACTCGGACAAGGTGGTGCAGGTCGCCGAATATGCGACGTCGAATCCGGAGACGCGGCAGCTCGCGTGGGTCATGGCGCACCTGGCCGGCGCCTACAAGAACTGCATCATCAATGCCGAGATCCAAGGTCCCGGCATGGCCCTGATGAACGAGCTGAAGCACCTCAAGCAACTGCTGGAGTTCGGGCAGCTCAAGGCGGTGGCGAAGAATCTCGGGATGCAGGAAATCTTCGACTGCGTGCGCTGGTATCTGTACCACCGGCCCGATTCGATGGCGGGAAATTACATGTACAACTTCGTGACCACCAACAACACGAAGTTGACCATGCTCAACGAGTTGCGCGACAACTACTCGCTCAACATCATGGAGCTGCGCTCGATCCACCTGCTGTGCGATATGGAGAAGGTGGTTCAGGATGGCAACAACATCGCGGCGTCGGGCCGGCACAAGGATGACCGCACTTTTGCCATGGGGCTGGCCAACAAGGCTTATATCGACCGGATACGCGTGAGCCTGATCGCCAGCGGCATGACGTTCGCGGTGGCACAGGAGCACGAGCGCGCACAGGCGGCATCGCCGCAGGCCACCATGATGGCGCATGTTGTTGGTGATTTCTTCCGCGGCAAGGTGCAGGAGCGGCAGGACACGGCCGTGCAGCAGGCATGGCAGAACGGAGGAGTCATCACATGATGAAGCCGCGGCCCCTAATTTATGCCGCGATTTATGCGGTTCTTTCTTTTGCGTGGTGGCTTATGAATGTTGATTCGGGACAGATTGCATTGCTGTTGGCGGCTTGCTGCGGCTACTGGCTCGGCGTCCATCAGACAATCAAAGAACTGTTCCACCCAAAATCGGAATCGTGACATGACGGGCGAGATCTACGAGGCTTCATCCATGGAGCCGGATCGATTCGGCCCTGCCGAGGGACGCGAGCTGATAGTCTGCGATCGCGCGCAACAGGTGATCGATCGAGCACTGCGCGAGGGCTGGATCACCCTCAATGGCCCGTCCGCCAGGCTGTACCTCGAGCAGGCGATCCGCGATGTTCTGGTGCAAGAGGTGCGTGCCGGCGGTCCATGGAAACTGTGAGTTAGAGGGAACAACATGTTGCCAATAAATCTGGTGCATTCGGCTCTTGCCGAACTGGACAGAGATATGCTGACCAGTCCGGACGGGAAGTGCGTTCAGGTCAGTCTTGACGCCATTAGGAGGCTGCTAGAAAGTCCGCCTCTAATGCTGCGATCTAATGTTGCCGCGGGAAAATAATGGGCGATCTCATCACTGCGCTGTTCGACACCCCGAAGGACCAGCAGGTTTCGGTGTCGCTGGACATCAGTATTGTGCCGCCGGGATATCCGGGGGCCGGCAAGTACATCATCACCATACAGGCTTGGCCTCTGCCGACGAAGCGCAATGCGGAGATCATCGCCCAGGCTATGCGCGAGGCTATCGGGTCGCGGCTCGGCATCACCATGGAGCGGCAGCAGTCATGATCGTGATCCATTTGCGGCGCAACGTCGACGGAGTCATTCGCCTGATCGAGGAGACGGGGCACTGGGAAAGGCGGGATACTCTGTACGAAGACGAGCAGGAGGATTGTCACGAGTTCATCTGGACCGATGGCAACTATGCCTGCGACTGCAACCGATACCTGTTCTTCCAGCGCGCGGCAGGGGAAGCGGAGGATGCAGGTCGAATCTGCGGCGACGGAGCGTATTCGATCGTGCAGGTCGTTGAGGACGGCGTTCCTCTGAAGCTGGACTATCCGCTATGATCCGTCGCACCTACGAATGTCTTGAGTGCCGACAGGAATTCGAGGTGACCTGCGAGAGCAGCGATCCCGATCCCGACTGCCCGCGGTGCGCCAAGGTGCTCGAGTGGCGGCCCGGCATGTTCGCGATCACCGGCACCAAGTCGAAGGCCATGGATGTGACGCAGCAGATCCTCGAGCAGGATTTCGGCATGTCCAATTTCCGCGACAACCAGCGGGAGGGGGACATTGCGGCGATCGTGCCGGAGAAGACCGCGACCGCGCGCAATGCCGAGATCCAGCAGCTATCCGAGGCCGCCCAGGCTATGGGTACGCCCATGAACGAGGAACAGAAGAACATGGCGACCCAGTTCTGGGGCGGCGGAAACCCCAGCGGGACGGGGGCCCAAGTGCTTCAGCATGGCGTTAATCTGGCCAAGCAGTCCATGGCCGAAGTCAATGCCTCCGGTCACAACCCCATGAAGCTGTTGCACGACGCCGGCAAGGCGGGCCGGATGCCGATGAAGATCAACGTGGTGGCGCGCGCTTAGCCCGATCGGCCGTTGACCATGATCGCGGCCACGCCGTTGCCGCCCTCGTTCCACAGCAGTGGCTCGAAGTCATCCAGATATTCGCGGATTTTCTGTGCCGGCAGGAACGTCACATGCTTGGGCGAGTAGGCGTTCCAGTTGTTCACCACATGACGAACTAGCGGCAGCTCCGGGTTATAGAACAGCTTCATGATGTGGTAGTAGAAAAACCGCTGTAGATTGTAGCGGCCCGCCTTGACCCC